AGTATAATACTCGCTGTGCTGGTACTGGACTGGATTATGCATTAGTTCCACTAAGTTATACACTTATGGATTGGGCTGATGAAATTGTATTTGTCCATCCATGGAATTATGATAATGCAGGGTACAACTTTGATTTAGCTCCCTATGAGGATAAAATTAAAGTATTAGAAATTCCTGATAATCATGAACACAAGGCACAAGAACTAATTAAGGCATTTGAGGAGCAGTACGAAAGTGTTGAATGAGCATGATATTGCTGACCTAGCAAATGGAAAACAGATTGGTGGGTCTCACTATAAGGAATTAAAAGGACCACAGCCATGGGATTGTGTTTTAGCGTGGAATCTTGGTTATCTAGATGGCACTGCCTTAAAGTATATTGCTAGATGGCGTTTAAAAGGCGGTATTCAAGATATTCAAAAGGCTATTCATTTCCTTGAGAAACTAGTAGAAGAAGAGACTAAGGAGAAGTAATGGATTACCAGGAGTTACTTGAAGAATTGGTACACGTAGATGAAGTCACTTTAATGGAACTCCTGGAGATTACCAGTGAAGATTTAGTAGAGAGATTTTCAGATAGAATTAATGAGAATTTAAAGAAAGTATATCGCTATATTAATGAGTAAGGGATTTATTAGTTCGATGGGTAAAACTCATAAAGAACAAGAAGAAAAACAGGCGCTTAGTAAAAATAACGGCAAAGCCATTCGTTATAGAAAGCGCCTCCAAGAAGAGATTGAAAGTAAAGAAGAATTAAAGATTGAGAAACAGCGATTACTTAATCTAGATGAATTTGAAAGAACAAGAGAGGACTATTGATTGGATTTAAATGAATATCAGGATAAAGCAGCAACATACAAGGTCGCAGGAACATCTCCATTAGAACGTGCATTTGGTCTATGTGAAGAAGTAGGTGAAGTATTTGGTGTGTTGAAGCGTATGGAACGCGGGGATTTTGCAGGTAACATCGGTGAGTTTGGAGCACGGTTGCACAAAGAGCTTGGAGATACTTTATGGTATTTGTCCCAAGTAGCAGCAGACAATAATTGGACTCTAAATGATATTGCAGAAACTAATTTAGATAAGTTAGAATCTAGGAAGATCCGAGGTACTATCCTAGGGGTGGGGGATAATAGATGACTTTTAGGACTACATTTGGCGAAAACATCTTCAGATTCAAATATGCACAAGGCCCAGGAGATACATGGGAAAAGCTGGCCGATAGACTCGTTGATGATGTCTGTGGAACTAGAGGCGGAACACTTCAATCGCTCATGTCTGATGGAGATAGAAAACAGCTTTCGCAATATATTAAAGAGTTTAAATTTCTTCCCGGAGGCCGTTACCTCTACTATGCTGGAAGACCATACAAGGCGTATAATAACTGTTACCTTTTACGCGCCGAAGAAGACACAAGAGAAGAATGGGCAGCAGTAACATGGCGTGCTATGTCCTGTTTAATGACAGGTGGTGGAATTGGAATTGATTACTCAAAACTTCGTCCCAGTGGAACAGCTCTTAAACGCACAGGCGGAACAGCAAGCGGCCCTATCCCACTTATGTTTGCTATTAACGAAATCGGTAGAAATGTCATGCAGGGTGGATCAAGACGATCTGCTATATATGCATCGCTCAATTGGCAACACGACAACATTCATCAATTCCTTACTGCGAAAAATTGGAGCGAAGATGTAAAAGCCCTAAAGGAAAAGGACTTTAATTTCCCAGCTCCTTTAGATATGACTAATATTTCAGTGAATTATGATGACCAAGCATTATATAGAAATTATGATGGCATCACTGAATATGGTAATAATTCTCTAGCTACTAATCCTATCTTCCTAGAAAACTGTAAGCAAGCTATGATGACGGGGGAACCGGGTTTTAGCTTTAATTTTGGAGATAAACAAAATGAAACTCTTCGTAATGCCTGTACTGAGGTTACTTCTGAGGATGACTCAGACGTGTGTAATCTGGGTAGTGTTAACATTGGGGCTATTGCGAACATTGATGAGTTTAAGGCTGTCGTACATCTCGCCTCTAAGTTTCTTGTCTGCGGAACTCTCCGCGCGGACTTACCTTATGAAAGGGTTACTAAAGTTCGTGAGAAAAATAGACGATTGGGATTGGGCCTTATGGGAATGCACGAATGGCTTCTCAAACGAAAATATCAATACGAAGTAACAAAGGAATTACATGAATGGCTCTCAGTATATCGTGATGAATCAAAAAGAAGTGCTGATGAACACTGTGACAGATTCTATATCTCACGGCCAGTGGCTTACCGTGCCATTGCCCCAACAGGGAGCATAGGAATTCTTGCCGGTACTTCTACAGGTATTGAACCACTATTCGCTGTCTCTTACAAACGTAGGTTCCTTACAGAAGGAACAAAATGGAAATATCAGTATGTTGTTGACGGTACAGCAGATACCCTTATCAAAGAATATGGGGTAAATCCTAACGTTATTGAATCAGCATTAGATTTAAGTACACAATATGAACGAAGAATCAAATTCCAAGCAGATGTACAAGATTACGTTGATATGTCCATCTCATCCACGATTAACTTACCTTCTTGGGGATCGAAGGAGAACAACGAACACAAGGTGCCTGAATTTTCTAAAGTTCTTGCAAAATATGCCCCGCGGTTACGGGGGTTTACATGCTATCCAGATGGAAGTAGAGGAGGTCAACCTTTGACTTCAGTTCCATACGAAGAAGCTTTAAAACACAAGGATGTTATTTATGACGAAATTGATGTGTGCGAGTATACAGGACATGGTGGGAGTTGTGGAGTCTAGATTTTTTGGATTAGCTGACCCCAAGCCAGAAGGTTCACCAAGAAATCCAGATGATATGCTTTGGGAACATCCACCCGCCTCGGGATGTGAAATATGTGAACTTAGGTATGATAGACAATTAAAAGCATATAAAGAATATTGGGAGAAGGTAAATAACAACAGTAGCAGTTAATAGAGATTATATTGCCTGCGACCTACAGGCAACACATAGTAATGGACATAAATTAAAACTAAAGACAAAGATATTTGAGATCAATAGTCCTTTAATTTATCCCAAGCCATTCCTTGTGGGCTATTCAGGTAATGTAGATGATGTAGTTAAAGTATTAGAATTCTTGAATGCGCCAGGGCTAGTAAAGAAACCAAAGATTACTGGTAGATCAGAATTTTTAGCTGTAACTAAAGATAGAAAGATATTTAGTTTTATTGATCCTACAACCTGGGTTAGTATTGAAGATCCTTATTATGCTATTGGTTCTGGAGCACCATATGCTTTAGGAGCAATGTATAATGGAGCTTCTCCAAAGGAAGCGATCAAAGCAGCAAGTAAATTCGATCCGTATACAGGTAATGGGATTAAATTCCTAGAGTTCAAGTAAAAAGGGGCCTCTCGGCCCCTTTTATCTTATTGCTTCAATTGCTCGTTTATATAATAATACTCTATTCGAGTATCCATTTAATCCTCCATTGATGGCTTTAGTCAATCCCTCAAAATCACCTTTATCACAATATGAGTTTAAATTATTATTATTCCAGTACCATCCTGCAGAAAGAACAGAAGCAGGAATTTGTGCAAGTAGTTCTGGATTTTCCAGAAGAGGTAGATCCAATTCTAGAGAACACAGCACGTAATTTGTTTTTCCGGTTATTTGAATCAAGCCCCGGCCTTTATACTTTACCCCGTCTCCTGGTTCGGTGTTACCGAGATCGTGACGATTTTCGTAAGCTTCACCTGTGGCTAACTCTTCCGTATAACGAAGCTCACCCGACTCGTGCCCGATCTGGGCAAGGAACATGCGACGGCGTTCAAGAGTGTTTAAATCATATTTTTCTAAAACAGCGTTTATTGCATCTATATAGCGATCAATAAGTTTAGAAGCTGCTTCACGATATACAGATTGTAATTGCTCTTTAGTGACCGGCTGCATCTTGTAGCCTCTTAATTCTCATTAGATTCTTAATAGCATCTGCTTTAATCATTTCTTGTTCTTCAGGAGTAACAGCATATTGCTGAACCTTCTTATTAATAATATTGTTTAAAGCATTTGCATCTGGTTGTAATTGAAGAATCTTTGATCCATATTGACGGATTTGTTGGTCATCTTTAGATTTTACCATAGCATAAAACATCTTATCAGCTAAACCATCTACAGCAGTATTAACACGCTGCT